TGGCGACATTTCTCGGCATGACACGCAAGACATACGAGACAAAGAAAGCGACTGGAAATTTCACATTTCATGAAATCCGTAAGCTGTGCAAGAAGTTCAATGAGGACTTCAATTATCTGTTTGAAACAGCAGAGGACAGAGGAGAATAATTTATGGGAATCGCATTAGATGAAATGGAAACAACTATTTCCTTTTCTCGTACAGGAGCACATGCAGAAGTGTGGACTTCCGACACAACCATGTATACAAGGTTCGACAGACTGTGCAAAGAAAGTCCTGCCATGTACACCTGCACAGATGAAGCAAGAAACCGCAATGGAGAACTGCTGTCGAAGACATACAGAATCGCCGACAAATCAATGCTTACATTCCGAACCAAAAAGAAGAGTTTTGTACTCACGGATGAGGAAAAGGCAGAGAGGGCAAAACGATTTGAAAAGGTGCGTAATGGCTGAAATTCTCCGAGCACATCCAGAAGTACAAGCACAGGAGAAAACGGAAACGCTTTCTTGTGTATTTATCCACCCGCAGACGGTTAATATGCCGAAATCCAGTTACAGCCAAATTAATACACAAAAGCTATTAAACGCCCTCTCTGAAATCCTCTCAGAACGGAGCGGGAAACAAATCAAAGTCAAGGAGGCCACATGAAATCACAACAGGAACTCTATCAGGCACTCGAAAAGATCGAGGGCATCATCGGAGACAACCAGCTTTTTGAGACACTGCAGAACGCTTCGAAGATGGTCAATGTCATTTCCATCATGCAGGCGGAATCAAAGAGATCCAATAATATTGCATTCAAGCGCGCGGTCGAAGATGTAATCAGTATGTATTCCAGCTTGCTCGACGAAGCCATTGACGACTTGCGGGCTATCGCATACGCCGTCAATACACATGTCGATTTCGGCCTGAGTGAGCCGGAAGCTGAGGAAGATACGGAGGGATGCCATGAATAAAATCAAGGCGATCGTCAAGAGGCCTGACGAGACCGTCGGGCATATGACATGGATATCGGACAGCCTGAAAAATCTTCAGGGCATCGTTGACGGACACATCGAAGTGCTCACACTCGACAACGGCGTTGTGCTGATCCTCAACGAGGAAGGTCTCATTCGCGGACTTCCGCATAATATCAATCTCGGCCCACACCGGAACATTGTCGGAACGATCATTGCAGTTGGGGCGAGCGGTGAAGAGTTCGCGGATGTACCGATCGATATGCCACAGTGGAAACAGCTTTTGAAAGTATGGGGGAACGAATTATGAAGAACATTTTTATCGGACTTTTTACCGGTCTGCTCCTGACCGTTTTCATGTTCGCAATGGTCACGGAAGCAAAAACGTCAAACGGCATCATGGGCACGGATGCAGGCGGCAGGATCTTTTCCACGCATACCGGTTATTTTACGGTCCGCGGGAAAACATATTACGCCCACAAGACCAAGAGTCATATGTATAAGCGCGGCGAGCTGCTGACAAATGGCTACCGCGTCCGCAACGGCAAAATGTATTACTTCGGGCCGGACGGTGCGATGGTCACTCGCAAGACCAGCCGCGACCGCTCAACCAGGTATATCGACTTTAACCGTGACGGCTCTGTGCATTACATCTACCCTGCGGGCCGAAGAACAAAAAAAGAAAGATATAACGCCAACCACAGGCGTTATCAGGTAAAAAAGCACGGCAAATGGAGAGATGCCGGCATGCAGGTCTGGCCAGTCGGAATGATCGACTGGCAGTGGTAAGGAGGCGCACATGGCAATAATAGGCGGGCCGACAAAATACTGCCGCTGGTGCGGGTCGGCATTTACAGCAACAGTGCGGCGTCGGGTGTACTGCTCAGCAGTATGTATGCAGGCCGCGAAAAAAGATGGGCGGTACAAAGACACACAGGGAAGGCCCGGAAAACTCCTGCAGCCGGAAGTGAGGATCTGCAAGACCTGCGGGAAGCCGTTCGTGACTACTCACGAGGGGCGCCGCTACTGCTCCGACAAGTGCAGATATCACAAGGATATTGTGAGGGCCGAGATGGAGAAAAATGGATGAGTGCGGAAAATGCTACAAATTCGAACGATGCTTTGAACGCAGAGGAATCTGTACAGAATACAGAAGCACCGAAGCGATCAGGCAGGAAATTGAAGCTGTTATGCAATCCTGTAAAGCTTCCAAAGCCGAAAGCACCAAAGGCAAGGCTTCCGAAAAAGGATGAGTTGACGGCTGAAGAGAGGATAAAAATTAACGATTACTTTTTTGATCATAAGGCAAAGGCGATCAAAAAGGCAAGAGACAGGGGGTGGATTTGATGGGGATAGTTGGCGTGATTATTTTGGCGACAGTACTGTTTATCGCTGCGGTAAATCTGGTCTTAGCGTACATATGCCTGATACTGGCAAGCCAGACAAAGCAGATTGTAGCGCGGACAGTGCCGAGAGCAAAGATTCCGGCAGACTGGAACAGGATAATGCAGGAGACAGTGATTGAGAGGAGGAAGGCAAGGAAATGACCCACGAAGAATTTAAGGAAATCTGCCTGCGGGAGTATCCCAAAATCGAAGGCATGGTCAAGACGGTCAAGGCGTTAAATGTCGAAAAAGTGTCCTGTGATGTTTATGCTGACGGTCATATCGACTTTGACATCCGCGAAAAGGACAAGTCGTCCCATACGTCATGGCATAGCAAAAAAGTCAAAGACGGCGAACTCCAGATTGTCGAATACGACAAAGACTATAAATCATGGTGGGCGCCGAAATGCTATTACGACCATGCGATTGACAATGATGGCGTCGAGGACGACATCCCCGTACAGTAAAAAATCCGCCCAAGTGCCGGAAACACAAGGACGGATGCGTATGAAGCATATAGTGATTATATCACGGAAAGGAAAACATATCTATGGCAAGTCTTTACGAACTCACATCTGACTATATGGAACTGCTTGAACTGGCAGAAGACCCCGATATTGACGAGCAGGCTTTTCTGGACACACTCGAAGGCATTGAGGGCGCTCTGGAAGATAAAGCCGACAATTACGCAAAATGCATGCGCATGCTTGAGGCGGATGCAAAGGGCATCAAGGCAGAAGAGGAGCGTCTCGCCAAGCGTCGCAAGACAATCGAAGGCAATGTCTCTCGCATGAAATCCGCTTTGCAGTACGCCATGGAAGCAACTGGCAAGACAAAATTCAAGACGCAGCTTTTCTCGTTTAACGTCCAGAACAATCCCGCTTCCGTCGTCATGGATGAGCCAGACGTCGCCAACATCCCGGAGCGCTTCCTTAAGCACAAAGATCCCGAAATCGACCGCAAGGCAATCAAGGATGCTATCAAGGCAGGGGATGAGGACGCGATGGACATTGCACACCTGGAGCAGACGAGAGGACTGAGGATTAAATAAGAAAGGAGAACGACATGGCAATACCTGTATTAATCGAAGGCCGGTCCGGCAGTGGCAAGACATACAGTCTCAAGAACTTCACACCGGAAGAGGTTGGAGTTATCAGCGTGGAAAAGGGACGGCTTCCGTTCAAAACAAAGATCAAAACCGTGAGGATCCCCGAGACATTCCAGGACGCAAAGACAAATGCACAGATGAATGCGGCAAAATACTCATGGCTTCAGATGGTCATCAGGTCGGCGAAATGCAAGGCCGTGGTTATTGATGACAGCCAGTACCTGCTCGTTAACGAACTGTTCGACAGGGCGAAAGAGAAGGGATACGACAAATTCACCGACATGGCTGCAAACTTCCGTAATCTGATCCACTTCGTTAACAATCTGTCGGAAGAGGATAAAATCGTTTATTTCCTGCATCACACCGAAGCGGATACCGACGGCAGAGAGAAGGCCAAGACAATCGGAAAGATGCTCGATGAGAAGCTTGTACTCGAAGGATGCTTTGATATTGTCCTTTACTGCGCTGATCAGAAGTTTTACACGCAGGCAAACGGACAGAGCAGTGCAAAAACGCCGGAGGATATGTTTGAGAGCATTGAAATTCCAAACGACCTCAAGGCAGTAGATACGGCAATCCGTACATATTACGGATTCATAGAAGAAAAGGAGGAAGGCGATTAATTGGGACTTGCATATCTGCCGGATGGCTCACTGATCGACTACGGCGAATATATCAGGAGTCATCCGCACTGGCAGAAGGTAAGGCAGGCAAGATTCGAGTTTGATGGCGGGCGGTGCGTTATCTGCCATAAAGACCTGCATGGCAGAACATATCAAACCCATCACCTGCATTACCAGAGACTCGGCAATGAGCGCATGAGGGATGTAGTCACCATGTGCGGGAAATGTCATGAGGAATTTCATCAAAGCTGGCAAAAGAATCCATTCTGGAAGGGCAGGGAAAAAGGACACTGGGAAGTGTTCGACCTGAAACACACGGCCAGACTTTGCGCAGCATATTGGAGAGAGGACATTCTTATCAGCAAAAATAAGGATTCCCCAAACCTCTGCAACAGGAATGTATGCCGGGAACTGCTCGATAATTACTTTCGGGATTTTAACCTGACAAGCCACCCGATCATTGACCCGCATGATATTTCGCTATTCGTCAGGAATAAACGGTATGAGTTGTTTTTCGATGCGGAACTGAGAGGGCTGACTGTTGAAGAATTTCTTGATGAATATTACGGTCCGAAAGTAAAAGGCCAGAACCCTATCAGGCAGATGGCAGGTCGCAAAAAAGGGCCGTTTGATCACAAGCCTGAAAGTTTCCACCGGCATTATATCGAAAATGAAAACATTAACCTGCTCATGGAAGAAGTTGAAAAGATAGAAAAGGAGAATAGAAACAATGCAGAAACCTAATGGATTTGATGAAGCAAAAGAATACGGCAACTTCACACCGGTAGAACTCGGCGGGCATTATGCAATTATCAAGCAGGTATCAGAGAGGACTGCAAGCGGTGACAGGCCGATGACTGTTGTGTTGTTTGATTTCTGCGAACCTGATCCGCAGAAGAATTACTTCTCTGGTCAGTTCCAGAACGACAACAGGGAAGATAAGAAGTGGCCCTATGCCGGCTCTATGTATCTCATGGTTCAGGACTGGAACGATCCGGCCAAGACAAGCAAGGCGTTCAAGACATTCTGTACAAGCTTTGAGAAGAGCAACGGAGTGAAAATCAACTGGGGTGGAAATGCCTGGGCGCAGCAGTTCAAGGGAAAGAAGATCGGAGTCGTATTCGGTGAGGTGGAAAACGAGTATGACGGCAAGGTCACTATGCGCAGAAACCCGAGATGGTTCTGCTCATGGGATAGTGTGGAGACTGTAAATATCCCTAATCCGAGATATCTCAACGGGAGCGGCCCGGCGACACCTGCACAGCAGACCAATCAGGCAGACGTCAACAGCTTCGTTAATATCGGCAATGAACTCGAGGACGAGATCCCGTTCTGACAACTGACAACTTTATGGAGCGGCAGCAGATAGATATATCTGCTGTCTGCTCTGAAGGAAGGAAAATAGATGCGCTGGGAACAATTTATAAACCCCGCAGAAGTGCGGAAAGCAATCAAAACATTGCAGGATCCTGGCGATGTGTTTGAAGTCAGAGCAATCGGGACGGCAAAAAAAGACATATTAAGCGGATATTTTAGGGATGCGGAAACCCTGCTAAAAGCATTTGACACTATCGACCTGAGGCAGAGAAATGTCTATATCACTCTCGGAAAAGTCAAAGATGAATGCTTTGCAAGATCGCAGAGCGAACGCTTCCTGAAATCCCCGCAGACTTCCAGTGATACGGAGATAGTCAGCTATCGGTGGTTATTTGTGGATTTGGACCCAGTGAGAACTGCCGGCATATCATCAAGCAATGCAGAGCTGAAAGATGCAGAGGAATTATCGCGCACGGTACTGCAGTACATGCGGGATTTAGGTTTTGAACCGCCGGTAATCGCCGCAAGCGGAAACGGCTATCATCTGCTCTATCGGATTGATATTCTGAACAATGAAGCGGGCAGGGCGCTTATTGCGAAGTGTCTGAAAGTATTATCGGCGCTGTTTGATTCCAATAAGGTAAAGATTGATACCACAAACAGTAATCCGAGCCGAATCTGCAAACTGCATGGAACTCTTGCGCAAAAGGGAACTTCTACCGCCGAGAGACCGCACAGAATGAGTAGGATCCTGTCTGCACCGGAAAAAATTGAAATCACAGATGAATCTGTTCTGCAGACATTGGCATCCGAACTGCCGGAAGAACCACAGCCAGAGAGACGGCCTGCTCGCATGATTCCCCGTCAGAAATTTGATATCAAGGATTTCATGGCGAAACACGGGATCACTTACGAGGAAGATTCCAATGACAGGGCAAGGATTTACAAGCTGGACGAATGTCCATTTGATCCAAGTCACAAAGATGGTGATGCGAAAATCTTCTCTTATTCCAACGGGGCGATCGCTTTTAAATGTCACCACAATAGCTGTCGAGGATATAAATGGCAGGATGTAAGACGCAAGTTTGAGCCTGACGCTTATGATCGTGATGATGGCAGGGATGATGAGGAGATAGATGCAGGATGGCAAAAACATCTAAAAGCCAAGACGGAGGAAAAACCCGCTGAAGAAAAGCAGGCAGAGAAAAAGCCGAAAAAGCTGCGGAAGCTTAAAACAGCAGAGGAACTCATGCAGAAGGATATTCCAGAGCCGGAGGTTTATGTTGGCGTGGGTGACGAACTGCCGATATTGGTGGAAGGGACCTGCATCCTGTCGGCAAAGCCGAAACTCGGAAAGTCATGGCTGGCACTGTCCCTCTGCCTGGCTGTTGCGAACGGTGAGAATTTCCTCGGATACAAAACCAGAAAATGCTCATCATTATATCTGGATCTAGAAA